GACTTGTACTTTGAACAATGAATTATTGCCCATCTCTACAATTAGATCAGCAGGATGCCCATAACATGTTGGATAGACAAATTGGCAATGTTCTGCCAAGAAGGATTGTACTAGCAGCTCTCCATAGCTGCCAATTCTTATTGCATTGTTTAGCTGTTCTTTTGTCTTTTTTGGCATGATGCAAGTTGTTCTGAATTGAAGATTGCTCTTCTACCAACCTGTTCTGCATATTTTGAATCAAGTATTTCGCTTGCTGCTTTTTCCCACTCGCCCAGTTCCATGTAAGCTCTAGTTTTTCTAAAGCTCATCCAAGTATTGATGCCCATATTAAATGCCACATCTATACATACATACTTTGCTGCATCTGGGAATGTTCGCCACACTTCCCATTGCTTATCTAATTGTTCTATGACTTTGTGAATGTCATTGTCCAGAAGATACATAGCTTCTTCTTCTGTAATACCATTGCTATCTAAGTTTCTACCTACACCTATACTTAAATAATTTTGTGAGCAGTGGTAAGGTTTTAAGACCAAACCTTCAAAATCCACTAATCGTTTCTTTAAAAGGTCAAAGTCCAGACCTTCTTCTTCATGCATTTTCATGAACATTATTTATCCTTATCTGAAGATGAACCAAAATAGTAGGCAAGCACAGTTGCACTTGCTGCTGTTAAAGAACCTATAGCTAACATAACTATGTCATCTGCTGCATCTGAAACTGGGAAAACAGTTATATAAAAGATATAACCTACAAAACCCAACATAGTTAGTCCTGCTATAAATTTAGGTGTCCAGTCATTAGCAAACTTATCTCTAGCATCTTGTATGTCTTTTGTTTGTATTGAATATAAGTCAACATCAAGCTCCTTCATCTTGACCTCAAAGTCTTTATCAATTTTTTTGAGTTGGACTATTTGTTCTGGGGTAGCACTTGCCATTGCCTGCTCTATGCTTTTTGGATTAGGTGAACACCCTAGAGCTTCAGCAATCATGTTTGCTGCTGCACCTGCTATTGGACTTCCAAGACCTGTTGCAAGTGTTGGTGCTATTGCACCAATAATTCCTTTAATCTTGTTAAATTTCATACTTGACTTAATATATAGCCAAACATAGTCAGCATTAATGTACCCAGACCACCTAGCATCCAGTTTCTTATAAAAGTTACTTCCTTTTGCAGTTGATCTAAAACTTTAAAATTTGTTTTCCACCTTTCACTGCACTCCACCTCATGTCTAACAAGTTCTGTATGGACTGTAGCTGCAGTTGGTTTTGACATTTATTTTTTCCAGATATCTTCAATATTCTCTATCTGCATCCAACAAAGAATACCTGTAACAATAATGTTAGCAATTACTAATATCTCAATCATCTTCTTTTACCTCTGGTTGATTTTGACTTTCAAAGTCATTAATTCTGTAATCTTTATCTCTACAAAGTTTATTAAGAGCAGTGTTTAGCTCTCTTATTTGTCCTTCTATTGATAACAACTCATTAAACAAAATCTTTTGTACATCATTTAATTCTGATTCTTTGTAAGACCTGTGATTAACATTAATTACTTGATCTTCTGTTTTTTGTTCTTTGCTCATTTTACTCTCCTAAAATTGGGAACTCGCCTAATGGTCTTACAAAGTCGCCATCATCATTTTCTGCATAAACATACAATGCTTCAAGTGCATCTACATCTGCTGCATTATCTATAGCTGTACACATCTCATTAGCTTTTGTTCTGATTGCTGCTCTATGTGTAGTTATGTTATCTGGGCAAGCTGTGCCACCATCTACTTCTCTTATTGTGTACCAATCTGTGTCACTAAGCAGGCCACCTGCCTGTGCATTAACTATTTGTTTGTGATTGTATTTTAAACCTCTAGTGACATTGCCATCATCATCAGTGACATCATCTAATGCTTGTGCGGTTGCAGTACCATAAGAAGCTGTGACTGTATCATCTGCAAAATCAAATGATTGATTTGTGTTTATGTAATATTCAGAGTTTTTATAATTGGTGTTGTCAATAACCACCTCATAAATACCTATAGCTTCTAGCTCTACATTAGACCAAACATTAAAAATGTTTTGAGGATATTGATTTTCCCCAATAGTTATAGCTTTAGGTTTTGAAAAAACCTTACTTACTTTGTTATCTTCTACTAATGCCCACATAATTTTTATTCTACCTCATTTATTTATATTCAAAAAGCTGTTGTTGGAATACCTGTTGATGTCACAAGTGGATTTTCTGCAAATGCCATATAAACATAAGTATTACCACTGCTGTTAGTAGCACTATCAGTATGAATAAGTTTAAATCCATTAGAGTAAAAATCTAATATTTTTGATGCACCACCTTCAGCACCACTTTCATCAGATCGTATATATTTATTAGTTGAAGTGTTAAATGGGTTTCTTTTAGAATCAAACATAAACCAACCATTACCACTTTCATTAGATTGTTTTAACCAGACAAAAGCAGGTTTAAACCCTGTATAAATGTATGAACCATTTGTACTTGCATTACCTGTATATTTCCCAAATTTGCTGAAGCCTTGTTTTTCTGTCCAAACCCAAGAGCAATAATTATATGCACCATTAATACCAAAATCAGTACCTACCCCAAAAGTAGTAGTTGACATTGAAGTATAGCCTTGAGTATTTGCACCATCATTGTATGCTGCATCTGTATCTATCCCCCACCAAGCACCACCAAGAGTAGATTCAAAAGCACTATGATAGGTCACCCAATTTTCAGTTCTGTTTAATGCTCTTGTAATTATAAAATCAGGTTTTGCACCTAAACCATGACCTATTGTTCTCGCTGTATTATCTGAAGGGGAATACTGGACAATACTAAATCCTGCATCAGAGTTTACCTGTACTGTTGAATTTATATCTCCATCTGTATTAGTGGTTTTAGTTCCTGCATTTGCATGCCACTGCCATGCTACAAAAGGAATATTATTACCATTAGATGCTCCTGCTGTGCCAAGTGTAAAACCATCACTGTCAAAAGATTTAACCCCTGCAGCTTGTGTTGCTTCTTGTCCATTAAAATCTGGGTATAGTCTTTTTGTTGCACCTCTTGAGCTATCGTAAAGCACATGACTTACACCTGCTGTTCTATATTTAATCCAAACTAAATCAGCAGCTAAATCAGAGTTGCCATCATTTGTAATGGCATGGTTGTCAGAACCATTACCTGTATATAATTTAGTCTGAAAATGTGCTGAAGGGTCATCTATGTTTGTAAAAGCCATTATCCGTACTCCGCTAAATTCTTGGTGCATAGTGCATAGTAGCCTGAAGGTACTGCATATTCAAAGTTACCATATCCATTCGCATCACTGTTACCTGATGAGATTGAGTAAACATGATAGCCACCATAGTTTACTTCGCATTGATCGCTTTGTTGATAAGTTGATAAACCTAAAAAGTAAGGTGCATCCCCTGTTAAAGTATAACCATTTGTACCACTATTAGGATTACCCTGATTTTGATAAGTACCATTTTTATGAAAGTAAACTTTTCCATTATCAACATCAAGTGCCATACCAACAATATCATCTGTTACAAAAGAGGAAACATTAGTAGGTGATTTATCACTACCATCTTGATAGTAGGTAGCAGAGTTACCATAATATCCAAGACTACCTGTAAGTGAGCCAAGATAATTTTCCCATGTTCCACCACTACCATAAACGCCATCACCTGAAACTCCAATCATGGTGTATTCACTTCCTGCACTTAGTTCAAAGTACCACTTGCCACTTGAAACTCCTAATGTGCTAACCATAGTTCTCCAACCATTATTATTTTTTACTGTAGTAGTAGCTCCTTCTTTTCTTGTTGTATCTGGTACTCTATGACGTGTATTTAAGATAGCAAAATTATTAGTTGGTGTATCAGTTGCTTGATCTACTGCTGATATATTGACTAAAGTAAAATCATTATTATTACTACTTGAATCAGCACCTAAAGAACTTGAATCATCAAACTTTAGATAAAAACCATTTGAGCCAAAAGTAAGTGTGCTTAAATCTTTTGGTTTCCAAATACCACTATCGTTATCCGTTTCACCAAAGCTAGATGGTGTTAATTGTTGTCCATCTATAAGTGCAACCTCACTCATGTAGCCACTAAAACCTGAAGCATTATCTGTATGGTTATAACCTATTGAATGTTTGTGATTTCTGTTAGCAGCATATTCAAAGTTTTGTGAAGGATAACTTGTTGAATCAAAATCAGTTACTTGTTCTCCGTTAATATATAGCTTTAATCTGTTTGAATCTGTTGCTTGTGTTGTATCAACCGCTAAGACAATATGATACCAAGCAGATGTATCTCTAAAAACTTGAGTTGTCTTTAATTGGTATGCACTACCACCACCAAACCAAATCTGGTCTACTCCTGTTCTAAAGGTCATTAAAGTTCTGCCTGACTGGTTATAATCTTCATCACCAAAATTAAACATATAATGTTCTAAACTTAGTTCAGTTCTTTTTACCCAACAAGAAAAAGTCCATGTTCTTCTGTTTCCTGAAGATGATGGTGTAAAGTGTATTTGTTCTGAATTGTCTTGTTCAAACTTTAAAGAATTACTAACCTCAAACCCACCTGATGCTGAATTTGCTCCTGCAACTGTTAATAGACTCATGTTAGCTTAGTGTTAAATTTTGGTTTCTGCCTACTTCGAGCCACTTACTGCCATTGTATCTAAAAGTGAATAGATCACCTTTTGATGCAGTGGTGGTTAGGGTAGGTGCTGTATCGTCTTTAAATTCATAGACTGCATTGAAGGTTAATGTTCTTGAACCAGTGCCATCTTGAATAACAAGTAAAGATATGTATTGACCACTGCCAACAGCATTACTTGGAGCTGATAATGTTCTATTACCACCTAATGTAAGTTTTGCTATTGGTGAGGTTGATACATCCCATGAAACAGTAGCACCATCTGTTAAGGTCGCTTCACTGCCTACTTTTACTTGGCATCCAGTTAAATCAAGAACATCACCACTTGCTATTTCTTCAATAGCAGGTGTACCAGATGAATCTACAATTAAAGGAAATCTTGCTGCCATTTTATACTCCTACGTTTACGTTTCCTGCTCTGCCCTCTACAACTAGAGTTCCAGAAGTTATATTAATATCTACATTA